GTATAAGACATCCCCAGAATCTAAATAATTTTGAATATAGTACTTACTATTTCCATTTAACATTTTTCCAATGTTTTTAAAATCATCTAAATTGTGAATTCCTTTAACAACAGTAGTCCTGAATTCATAATCAATCTTGTTCTCTTTAAGAATATCAATAGATTTTTTAATATTATCTAATAGCTCATCGTTTTTTATACCAGCAGCAATGTGATAATTTTCTATACTTGATTTTATATCCATAGCTACATAATCAATCAGTTTCTCATCTATTAGTTCTTTTAGCAATTTTGGATTAGTTCCATTTGTGTCAAGTTTTACGTTTACCCCAGTAGAAGATTTAATCTTGATTATAAAATCTTTTAAATCTTTATACATGGTAGGTTCCCCTCCGCTAATGCATACACCTTCTAATATATTTTTTCTTTTCTTTAAAAAGTCTAATATATATTGTTCAGAGTATACCTCAGTTGATTCATTTAAAACTAATGAAGAGTTGTGACAGTAAGGGCATCTAAAGTTACATCCACTAGCAAATAATATGCAAGCTAAATGGTCTGGATAATCTAACAATGTCGTCTTATTTATTCCCGAAAAATTCATATTTACCTCCTACCTACGACTTTAATTTATTGAATAAGAGGACTAAAACACTCCCCTTATTCAAAACTATTGATGTTATTCTTCTAAATATTTTATAATACTTGAAGCATTAACATACTTTTTATAACCAGTTTCAGTTAGTACCAACAATGTTGGAGCTGACATTACTCTGTTTTCTTTACAGAAAGCAACATTTTCATCAGCATATAATTCAACGTATTGAATGTTTTTTTGTTGTAGCAGTTCTTTAACAATTTTACAATTTGGACAAGTTTTAGTAGTTAACAAAACTATATTGGAATTTAAAGATTTAAATTCTTTCTTTTCTTCTGTTTTTTCAACTATTACTTGTTCTTCTTTATCGCAAGCTACTTCTTTCTTAGATTTATAAAGAACATAAGTTTTTCTGTTTTTATATTCTTGAGATTTTCCATCATTCCAATTTTTAATCGGACGATAGTAACCAGTAATTCTACTATAAACTTCCGTTTCTTTTCCGCAATGAGGACAAGTAAATTGTTCTCCTATTAGATAACCATGTTCTGCACATATAGAATAAGTTGGGGAAATTGTATAGCAAGGCAATTTATAATTTTCTGCGATTGCTCTGACAAGTTTAGCTGTTGATTTCCAATCTGGTAATTTTTCTCCAAGAAAAGCGTGAAATACTGTTCCAGATGTATACAACGGTTGAAGTCTATCCTGGATATCTAACGCATCAAACAAATCTTCTGTATATTCTACAGGTAAATGTGATGAATTAGTATAAAAAGGAGTGTCTCCTTCTTTCCCAGCAGTTATTATATCTGGGAATTTCTCTTTGTCATGTTTTGCAAATCTATAAGTAGTACCCTCAGCAGGTGTAGCTTCAAGATTGTACAAATCGCCATATTTTTCTTGATAATCTGACAATTTATTTCTCATGTAATTTAATACATCTTCTGTAAATTGTTGAGTTTTAGCATCTGTTAAGTCTTTACCTAACCATGATGCATTTAACCCAGCTTCATTCATCCCAATTAATCCTATTGTTGAAAAATGACTATCAAAATTACCAAGGTATCTTGCCGTATATGGATATAAGCCATCATTTAACATTTTTGTTATGAAATTTCTCTTAATCTTCAATGACCGAGCAGCTATATTCATTAAGCGTTTTAATATTTTATAGAAATCTTTTTCATCTTTTGCTAAGTAAGCTATTCTTGGAATATCTATTGTTACTACCCCAACAGAGCCTGTGCTTTCTCCTGCACCAAAAAAGCCACCAGATTTTTTACGTAATTCTCTAAGGTCTAATCTCAAACGACAACACATTGACCTAACATCACTTGGTTCCATATCGCTATTTACATAGTTTGAAAAATATGGAGTACCATATTTAGCAGTCATTTCGAATAATAACTTATTATTTTCTGTCTCTGACCAATCAAAATCCTTAGTAATTGAATATGTTGGAATTGGATATTGAAATCCACGTCCGTTTGCATCGCCTTCAAGCATAACTTGAATATATGCTTTATTTATCATATCCATTTCTTTTTTACAATCCTTGTATTTAAAGTTCTGTTCTTTACCACCTACTATACAAGGTAATTCTGCTAAATCATTAGGCATTGTCCAATCAAGCGTAATATTTGCGAATGGAGCTTGTGTTCCCCATCTGCTAGGAGTGTTTACCCCATAGACAAGTGATTGTACACATTGCTTTACTGCTCTATAGTCCATATTATCCTTTTTTACAAAAGGTGCTAAATACGTATCAACTGAGGAGAAAGCTTGTGCTCCTGCCCATTCATTTTGAAGAATACCAAGAAAATTTACCATTTGATTACAAAGTGTTGAAAGATGCTTTGCAGGTGCGGAATTAATTTTACCAGGTACACCGCCTAATCCTTCTTGTATTAACTGTTTAAGAGACCAGCCTGCACAATATCCAGTCAACATTGATAAGTCATGAATATGCATTGCTCCATCTCTGTGAGCATTGCTAATTTCTTCATCATAAACTTCTGATAACCAATAATTAGCAGTAATTGCTCCTGAATTGCTAAGTATAAGCCCTCCTACTGAATATGTTACAGTAGAGTTTTCTTTAACTCTCCAATCTTCTACTTTAACATATTTATTAACTATATCTTTGTAATTGATATTTGTTTTTCCGATATTTCGTTCTCTTTCTCTTTCTTTTCTGTACAAAATGTAAGCTTTTGCTACATCTGTATACCCAGAATCAATAAGAACCTCTTCTACACTATCTTGAATTGTTTCTACTGATATTTCATCATTTATAATATTCCTACTACATTTAGCAGTTGTTCTTAATGCTAACCTTTCAAGAATACTATCATCTGAATAATTATCAGTTGCTTTGAATGCCTTTGAAATAGCCTCTTCTATTTTTTCTAAAGTGAATTCTACCTTTTTTCCGTTTCGTTTTGCCACATTTAACATGTTTTTTTCTCCTCTCAAACTTGTTGTTTTTGTTTCTAATGTAATAAACATAACTTTACATTCTAGGATTACACTATACCGTTTTTAAAAATGTAATGCTAATGTTAATACAACGAACAAAAACTAACTTTAACTAAATTGATACATGTTTTTCTTTTTCTTTAACCTTTTTGTTTTATAACTCAATTTGCGCTTAGAATTATAAAACTCAATACCACAATATATTTTCCTCCCATGTTTTATTTGTATACTATATTATATTAGGATTTTACAGTAATTACAAAACGTATACCAATATAAAATTAATTGACGTGTTTATAGTAGGCTATTTTTATTTAAATAAAAAATATGAATCCTAAAATAAAGAATGACTTATATCAGTAAATTTATAGTGTTATATATAATATAGTATGTTATTAGTAAAAGGTCAAGCTATTTAAAATTAACAAAAAATAGCATGTAAAGAACATATAGTGATTAATTGATTAGTAACATCGTAGTTTGGTATGACAGCACCGATAATTATATTTGCTATTGAAAAGAGGTCCAAGATGGGTACAAGATGAGGCCCAAGATGAGGCCCAAGATGAAAGTAAAAATTCGCATAAAACATATTCGTGTTATAATTTATAAACTAACATGATATCTTTATTAAAATCAGTAAAACAAAAAATTTTTCAAAAAGTATTGACGAAATAAAAAAAACATGTTACAATAGAGATGAAAACAAAATAATATAAAACATCTTTGTGTTATAAAACAAAGACAAGTGGAATATAGTTGATAAAACACATAAATAAGAAAAACTTTCCAAGAACTATTGACAAAAAGAAAAAGATGTGTTATAATTAATAAGAAGAACAAAAACCCGTTATCAACAGTGGTTGAACGGATTAAAATAAAATAAAATAAATTTTAAGAAAAGGAGGAAATACATTATGTTTAACAGAGGATTTGTAGTAGCAGTAGCGATTAGACCGATTCATGTACAGGTGCAACCGATTATGTGGGCACGTGCTATTTGCAATGCGAAAAAATCCTTATCTAAGAATATAATGCATTTTCTCTTAAAATATGAGAGTCTTGACAAAGCGTTAAGTATTTAAGAGTATACACAACGTTTATGCATTAAATAGCCTTAGAGTTATTGGATTTTTTCCAACAATTCTAGGGCTGTTTTTATTTATTTTCACTTATATGCCAGAGTAGCTCAGTCGGTTAGAGCATCGGACTCATATCCCGAAGGTCAGTGGTTCGATACCACTCCCTGGCACCAGCGGTTTTAGTTTTTATCTTTTCGGGTTCCTATCAAAATTTCGAAAAAGGTTAGATTATTCTATTATATATACTTTTTAGTTGGTAACCTAATTATCAGTATACGGGTGTTAGCACTACGGGTAAACAGTATATATATAAAAAACATGGGGATATAGCTCAGTTGGAAGAGCATCTGCCTTGCACGCAGAGGGTCAAGGGTTCAATTCCCTTTATCTCCACCATTTAATATAGCGACATAACTCAATCGGGAGAGTGCCTTCCCTACAAGGAGGATGTTGTGGGTTCGATTCCCACTGTTGCTACCACATGGGCTTATAGTTCCAACTGGAAGAACGCTTGGCTGGCAGCCAAGAGGTTACGGGTTCAAATCCCGTTTGGTCCACCATTACATTTAAATTATTAATTATGAAAGGAGTGCTCATTATGATGATAAAACACAATTGGGGATTATTGAAAAATCAAATAATCGGATTTAAAGAAATTGAAGATAATAAAATATCAGTTCATAAAGGAATAATGAAAAATGTTAAAACGTTTAAAGATAAGTTGAAATTTACATTCGAAGATGGTAAAACATTAGAAATTACTACTGACATTTTCAATCGGCTATACATTAGGAGAAAAGATGACGTAATTTGGTTTATTTATGAGGGTCAAAGTTGTAAAGTTGTTTCTGGAATGATTGGTTTCACACTATCTGATACTTATGGATTTCCTGTTGAAATCACAAAAGAAATTTTTGAAGAAAAAGATTTGGACCTTGATGTTGAAGGATTTAACGTAATAAAAACTCTTCAAAAAGAGAAATCACAAAATACATTTAAAAATACAAATGCTTTTTAACTATGTGTCTATAGTTCAATAGAAAAGAACAACGGGTTTCTAACCCGTAGGTTGGAGGTTTGACTCCTCTTAGACACACCATGGATTTGTAGTTCAATGGGAGAACAGCCTGCATTTAAATATACAGGCGGACAAAGGTTCAATTCCTTTCAATTCAACATGGGGCCATAGCTCTAACTGGAAGAGCGTCTCGTTTGCAACGAGAATGTTGCGGGTTCAAATCCCGCTGGTTCCACCATTTTAATATATGCCTGTAGCTCAGTGGATTAGAGCATCGGTTTTCTAAACCGTCGGTCGGAGGTTCGAATCCTCTCAGGCATACCATTTACAAATTAATAACGGGGTGTAGCTCATTTGGCTTAGAGCGCGTGGTTTGGGTCCACGAGGTAGCAGGTTCAAAACCTGTCACCCCGACCAATAATATCGGGATATAGTTCAGTTGGTTAGAATGCACGTCTGATAAGCGTGAGGTCGATGGTTCGAATCCATCTATCCCGACCATTAAATATCTTGGGGTATGGCTCAACGGAAGAGCATCTTGCTACGAACAAGAAGGTTGCAGGTTCAAGTCCTGTTATCCCAACCAATTAATATGGTGAATATAGTCAAGTGGTTTAAGACGCAGGATTGTGACTCCTGTTCTCGTGGGTTCAAATCCCACTATTCACCCCATGTCTTGCAATATAACAACCTCTACGTGGTGCAAGATAGTAACTGTCAATGACAGGCTAATGTTATAAAATATTGGGATATAGTTCAGTTGGTTAGAACGCCCGTCTGATAAGCGGGAGGTCAGTGGTTCAAGTCCACTTATCCCAACCAATATATTGTGGAGTAGCCTAATTGGTAGGGCAGCTGGCTTTGACCCAGTAAGATATCAATCTTTGTGAAGGTTCAAATCCTTCCTCCACAGCCAATTTAATATAGGGGTATAGATAACTGGTAAGTCGGCGGGTCTCCAAAACCTTGCAGCGTGGGTTCAATTCCTACTACCCCTGCCATTTAAATAATAAAACATATAATAACATTATCGGGGTGTAGCTCAGTTGGAAGAGCGCGTGCTTTGGGAGCATGAGGTCGCAGGTTCGAGCCCTGTCACCCCGACCATAGGAAGATATTTGTGATTTTTCGACTTCGAATCAAATAAAAAATCAACAACTTTGTGAGGTGCTCGCAAGATTACATTAAAATTTGGATTTAAAACGTATCTTGCACTTATTTCCTTACATATTATCGAGATATAACTCAACTGGGAGAGTGTCTGCTTTACAAGCAGAAAGTTACAGGTTCAAGTCCTGTTATCTCGACCAATCAATTTCTGGGTGTAGCCAAGTGGTATGGCGCTGACTTAGGGAGTCAGAAATCGCAGGTTCAATTCCTGCCACTCAGACCAAAAACTAATATAGTTTTAATTTCTAATATTGGGGAGTCGCCTAATGGTAGGGCAGCGGGCTTTGAACCCGTGAGATATTAATCTTTGTGAAGGTCCGAATCCTTCCTCCCCAGCCATTTAAATAATAAAATATATAATAATATTATCGGGGTGTAGCTCAGATGGGAGAGCGCCTGGTTTGGGACCAGGAGGTCGCAGGTTCAAGCCCTGTCACCCCGACCAGTAGGAGAGATGCAGTCTCTTCGAGAACAAAAAAGGCATAAGTGGTTGTTAGAGTTTGTTAACCATGAGGGACGTATTCCCAAAGCTAAGGCTAAAATCAAACTTAATCAATATCGGAATGTAACTCAGTTGGTTAGAGTACAGAGCTGATACCTCTGAAGTCACTGGTTCGAGTCCAGTCATTCCGCCCAATATATCGAGATATAACTCAACTGGGAGAGTGCCGTCCTTACAAGGCGGAGGTTACAGGTTCAATCCCTGTTATCTCGACCATTTAAAATAATACCAAACCCAAAATAAACATTAAAAAAGGAGAAACAAAATGAAATTAGTTAACTTTAATAAAAATACAAATTCAAATGATAGTTTTGTGAATGCTCTTGTACTTGGTACAACTGGGCATGGAAGAGGATATCATCCTTGGGACAATCTTAAAAATTGTGAATGTGGCGGTTATCCGTGGATGCAAGGAAAAGATGGTGGTAATTTTGAAGAAGGTGCACCGTATAGAATTGAGTGTCATAAATGCAAAAAACATACAAAGTATAGCGATGTATCTGAAATAAAAAATGATTGGGAACATAACCTAATCGAATAACCAAAACATACTGGAGAGTCGCCTAATAGGTAGGGCACCAGACTTTGACTCTGGGGCTGAAAAGCTTGTGAAGGTTCGAGACCTTCCTCTCCAGCCAATTTAATATAGGGGTATAGATAACTGGTAAGTCGGCGGGCCTCCAAAGCCTTGCAGCGTGGGTTCAATTCCTACTACCCCTGCCATTCAAATAATAAAACATATAATAACATTATAACGGGATGTAGTTCAGATGGTAGAGCACTTGGGCATAGGTCTAAGAGGTCACAGGTTCAAGTCCTGTCATCCCGACCAATATATCGAAATATAACTCAACTTGGAGGTGGTCTAAATAATAAAAATTTCAGTAAGTAAAATACATTCAAATCTTTTAAATGTAATTGTGAAAAATTCTAATTCTTATAATGAAGTATTAAAGAAAATGGGTTATACGTCAACATCAGGATGGGTGCAAACAGAAATAAAAAAAAAGATAAAAAACTTAGGTATTGATAATAGTCATTTTTCAAGAGCTTTGATGGTTACAAAGAAAAAAGAATTAAGTGAAATATTTATAGAAGATTCTAAATGTGGGCAAAGAACACTTAGGACATACGTTATAAAGCTTAATCTTATTGAATATAAATGCATTGAATGTGGTCAACTACCAATTTATAATGAGAAGGAATTAGTATTACAATTAGACCACATAAATGGAATCAACAACGATAATCGACTAGAAAATCTTAGATTTCTTTGTCCTAATTGTCATTCTCAAACAAAAACATTTGGGATAAAAAATAAAAAAAAGACAACACAAATAAATAAAGAAATAAACTGTAAACTATGCAATAATTCAATAACAAAATATAGCAAATCAGGGTTGTGTAAAATTTGCAAGAATAAATTAAGTAGAAAAGTTGATAGACCTTTAAGAGAAGAACTATTAATATTGATTACTTCAAAATCCTTTTTGGATATAGGGAAACAATATGGAGTCTCTGATAACACAATAAGAAAGTGGTGTGAAAATTATAAGCTTCCTTATAAATTAGAAGAAATTTCAAAATTAAAAGAAAACATATCGGGAGATAATAGTCCAAATTAGTTTTCTATTAGTACTATAAAAATTTAAAATGTTATCTATACCGCTAAATAATAAATAATATAATACTATCATAACGACTGGGTGTAGCCCAGTGGTATGACCTCATATTTGGGATATATAAATCGCAGATTCAATTCCTGCCACGTATACCAGAGGGAGACATTTAAGAACAAAAATGGATTAGGTCGAATTAAAGAAAAAACAAAAAACTTTATGAGGTGTTAGCAAGATTACATTAAAATTTGGATTTAAAAAGTATCTTGCACTTATTTCCTCATATATATAGTGATATAGCTCAACTGGGAGAGTGCGTTCTTGACTAGGACGAAGTTGTGGGTTCGAGCCCCACTATTACTACCACATTATGGCTACGTAGCTCAGTTGGTTAGAGCAGGAGAATCATAATCTCAAGGTCACAGGTTCAAATCCTGTCGTAGCCACCAATATCTTTTATACAATAAACCTTTTATTAAGGTTATCTATTATAACATGTTTTAAAGCTTGTACAATCGATTTTAAGCTATTTAAATACAACCTGTGATAACTTATTCAAACAACAATAAAAGATGCTTAAATCGTTAATAACGGGATGTAACTCAGTTGGTTAGAGTACAGAGCTGATAACTCTGAAGTCAGTGGTTCGAGTCCACTCATCCCGACCATATAGGCGTGTAGTTTAATGGCAAAATAACAGTCTCCAAAACTGCAAGATGAAAGTTCGAATCTTTCCACTCCTGCCATTCAAATAATAAAATATAACAGTTAATTGAGGTGTTTAATATTAGTCGTGGTATTTATTGTATTAAGAATAAAATAAACGGAAAAATGTATGTTGGCAAATCTAAAAATATAGAAATGCGATGGAAACGACATTTGAAATCTTCAAAATATAAAAAAGATAAAGGATATGAATATCCACTATATAGGGCAATTCGAAAATATGGATTAATTAATTTTGAATTTCTTATTTTAGAGTTGACTCAGGTTTTAGACTTGGACACACTTGAAAGAGAATATATTTTAAAATTCGATACAATGTTACCAATTGGATATAATCAAGTGTTTGGGAATATTATTCAAAGTATAATAACCCCGCACACAATAGTTGAAGTATCAGACTTACTTGAAAATACATTATTTACAAACATAGAAATTGCAAAAATGTATAATATTTGTGATGATTCAGTTGGATTAATTAATAATGGAAAAACATGGAATAATCCTT